TGTGGACGGCGCTGCTTTTGCTTTGCAGCGTCGAAGGTAAATGCTTTGCGTTTGGTGGCCCCGTAATGCAGAGCGAAAGCCAGTGCATACAGTCCATACCGCAGGGGCTGAAATACGCGCGGCAGATGTTTCCTGCATATCGCGCAATAGATTATCAATGCGTCCAGTGGGGCGAAGGAGCTTAGATGGCTAAGGGTTTATATGCCAACATCCACGCAAAGCGTAAGCGCATTGCTGCTGGGTCTGGCGAGAAGATGCGCAAGGTAGGCAGCAAGGGAGCGCCTACCGCGAAGGCATTTAAGAAATCAGCTAAGACAGCAAAGAAGAAGTAGCATGGCAGATAGATTTTTAGACTTTATTGATATGATCGACGGCGGTGGATACGGCGAAGGCAAGATGGGCGATAAGTTCGAGGGCGGCGGTATATTCTCTATGCTGGCCAATGCCCTTGCAACGCCATATGGGTCAGAAGATGATGAGCGCAGGCGCAAGCTGCGTCAGATGCGTGGCCTGCTTGCGCCGGATGAAAGCATCGCGCCAAGAACTGCCCCACGTCCTACAGTGACACGCGGCGGTGGCGCTGGTCAGGCACAAGCACAAGTCAGACCGCAAGCGCGTCCAGCGCAGAGCATGCCGTTTGGCAGCACGCCTGTTGGTGGTGGTATGCCTGCCGCGCCAAGAATGGCATTCGGCAATACGCCTGTTGGCGGTGGTATGCCTGCTGCGCCTGCGCAAAACATGGTTAGGCCGCAGATGCCTGTTTCCGGCATGCCACAAGCAGCACGCGCAGCAGTCCAAGGGCCAAGCCCGCAGGCTGGTATGCCTGTGGTAATTAGCGACAATGATGCTTTTCAAATAATGGTTTCTCAATTAGGCCAAACTGCTGTTGATAGAATGTCGGGTCAGCAGTTTATCCAGACGTTAAATCAAATTAAATCTCAAGGGCGTGGTATGTAATGCCCCGCACCAAGTCAGAGAAAATAGCAGCGGCCAAGAAACGCCACGGGTTTACTGCGGTAAATAAACCTAGACGTGGCGGGCCAAAGAAGTTTGAGGTGCTGGCGGTTGAGGGTGACACGGTGAAGAAGATAAACTTTGGCGACCCTAATATGTCCATCAAGAAGGATCAGCCCAAGCGCAAAGCATCATATTGCGCAAGGTCGGGCGGGATTAAAGGTAAGTCTAGTAAATTAAGCGCAAACTACTGGTCGCGCAAAGCATGGGATTGTTAGATGGCTATTGCAACATACACAGAGCTAAAGACGTCAGTAGCCAATTGGCTAAACCGCGATGATCTAACGTCTGTAATTCCTGATTTTATTTCGCTGGCAGAGGCTGGGATGGATCGCAGCATACGCCATTGGCGCATGGAGAAGCGTGTTACCGCTACAGTCAACAGCCAATATACTGGTCTTGTCGGTGACTACTTAGAGGCTATTCGGTTTTCGATTGCAAACAGCGACCGCTTAGAATTGCTCAGCCAAGGCGAAATGCAGCAGCTTCGCACGGTAAATGACGATACATCTGGGAAGCCTAGATATTACGCGATCACTGATGGCCAGTTGGAGCTATACCCAACGCCTGATGGCACGTACACTGTCGAGATGGTGTATTACGCGCAGATCCCGCCGCTGAGCGACAGCACAACAACAAACTGGGCCTTAACGCACCACCCAGACGTATATTTATATGGGTCATTGATCCACGCAGCGCCATACCTTGGCGACGATCAGCGTACAACTGTATGGGCGTCGTTGTATCAAAGCGCATTGGATGCTATAAACAAAGAAAGTTCTGATGCTAAATTTGGCGGCTCTGGTCGTCGTTTGAAGATAGCAGCCTACTAGGAGAATAAGAATGGCAACTATTTCTGATTATGTCTTAGACGCTGCTTTGTCCAAGCTGGACACTGAAGCTGATCGTATTGACATCACATCGCAAGAGGCAACGACATACGCGCAGGCGACAAGCACATATTCGCTTGGCAACTCTACGTCCTTGTCGTTTGGCGCTCCAGAAGATGGTGACACATCTGGACGCAAGACCGTTGCGGCAGCGATTACGGACGGGTCTGTGACCGGCACAGGCACTGCAACGCACTTTGCGATTGTTGATGTGTCAGCGTCACGTTTGCTTGCCACGGGTTCGCTTACAGCGTCTCAGGCGGTAACCAGCGGCAACACATTTACGCTTGCATCATTTGACGTAGAAATTCCAGACCCAGCATAATAGGAGCGGCCAATGGTTGTACTCGCAAACCGCGTTAAGGTTGCTACGGCAACCACTGGCACAGGCACTATTACATTGGGCGCTGCTGAAGCGGGTTATCAGACCTTTGCCGGTGGCGGTGTGTCTAATGGAGATGTTGTAAGATACGTCATAGAAGATGGCACAAATAACTGGGAAATCGGCACAGGCACATATACAGCTTCTGGCACTACTCTTAGCCGTACTGTGACTGAAAGCAGCAACTCAGGATCAGCGTTAAATCTGTCTGGTTCTGCTGTTGTTATGGTTACGGCTGCCGGCGCGGATATTCAGCAGCCGCCATCTGAAGGCGCTTTTGCCAATGGCGATAAGACTAAGCTAGATGGAATAGAGGCTGGGGCTACGGCTGACCAGACTGCTGCGGAGATTAAGACCGCATATGAAAGCAACTCCGACACTAATGCGTTTACTGATGCTGAAAAGACTAAACTTACTGGAATTGAGGCGGGCGCAGATGTAACAGATGCGACTAACGTAACCGCCTCTGGCGCATTGATGGACAGTGAGCTTACGAGCGAGGCATCTGTAAAGGCAATAGATCAGGGGTTGGCAACAACTGACAGCCCAACATTTGCTGCTGCAACTGTGAATGGAAACATCACAGTCACTGGCACGGTGGATGGTCGTGACATTGCCACAAATATTCCATCATCCCTTGGTTCGGCTGGGCAAGTTCTTTCGGTAAACAGTGGAGCAAGCGCTGCTGAGTGGGCAGATGCAGGCGGCGGTGGCGGCGGTGAGGTTCAAGTGTGGTGCTATGTCACGATGTCTGGAAGCACCCCCACACTGCAAAATAGTAACAACGTGTCTAGTATTAGTGACTTGGGTACTGGCCAATTTAGATTAAACACGACCACACGCACCAGTGAATATTATGCAACATCTGCGAGTGCGTGGAGTGACGAATTTGCGCAAATTAGGCCATACTGGAGTGGCCCGACATATAGAATTGCTATTTATTGGATTAATGATGCTGGATCAATAACTGACCCTGCTTTTTCGTGGTCGGCAATGAGCGCAGGAGCAAACTAATGGAAAATACTGTTGTACTTTTTGAGCAAGATGATGGGTCAGTAGGGCTTTTAATACCAGCGGCTAATTGCGGTTTGACTTTAAATGAAATTATAAATCAGGATTTAGACAGCGGAACCCGATATAAAATTGTAGCACGAAGCGACATGCCCGCTAATAGAGAACTTCGGAACGCATGGGAAGTGGATTTTACAGATGCGGATAGCGTACCATGATAACTATTAACCAGTCAAAAAAGAACGATATTGCGTCAGAGCGAAACAGAGAAAAACGGTTAATTCTTTTGAGTGAAACTGATTTTCACGCTCTGTCAGATGTAACAATAAGCGATGCAATGACTGTATATCGCCAAGCGTTGAGAGATATTACATCACACGCAAATTGGCCCAACTTGTTAGATAATGATTGGCCGACGAAGCCATAAGGATTTAGTATATGCTTGGATTTAACCCATTAGCAGCAGCGCCACTAGCAGCAACTGCTGAAGGCGACATTGCAGTTAATGGAATTACTTCTGGTGTTCCTGTTGTCCAACAGGTTTCGCTGACACAGATACATGATCTGAGTGCAGCGCAAATAACAAGCGGAACTCCTGTGGTAAGCAGTACAACGCTTACGCATATCCACGTTCTTTCTGCAAACAACTTATCCACAACGCCAGTTATAGACAGCGTTGCGCTTGAACAGCAGCAAGTTCTTGCGCCGATTGATTTAGTCACCGGCGCACCCGTTGTTGATGATGTAAGCGCAACAATAATTAGCGTCCTTGCTGCTAATGACATCGCAACAGAAGCGCCGGTTGTAGACAGCGTAACGGCGTCAATTATTAGCAATTTAACGCCTGTCAGTATTTTTGTTTATCCGAAAGTAGAGGCTACTAGCATTAGCGTAAGGCACTTGCTTTCGGCAACGAGCATTGACGCGGGCATACCAGAAATATCTGTAAGCTTCCAATGGGTGTTGCAGCCAGAAAATACAGATACTTGGACTTTGCAGTCGGAAGATGATACAAATTGGAGCAAAGCTGCTTAGAGGTTTATAATGGCTGATACAACAACAACGACATTTGGCTTGGTAAAGCCAGAAGTTGGCGCGAGCGCCAACACATGGGGCGGCAAGATCAATGGCAACTTAGACAGCATTGATAACCTGTTGAATGGCACAACTGCAATTCTGCCAAACCTTACGCAAGGTTCTTGGAAGATTAACGGCACAGCCATCACAGCAACGGCGGCGGAAGTCAATTATCTGGATATCACTACTCTTGGCACAACAGAAGCAAGCAAGGCTGTAACGGCTGATGCGAATGGTGTTGTGACGTTTGACAACGGCGTCATTGAAGAAGTTACTGCAATCACTTCATCATCAGGATCGGCCACGTTAAACATGCGCGATGGATGTAGTTTCACGCATACGCTGACAGAAGATGTAACATATATTTTCAGCAACCCTGCTGGATCAGGGAAATCATCATCGTTTACTTTAGTTGTCACTCAAGACAGCACTGCGCGAACAATAACGTGGCCTAGTGCTGTAAAGTGGGAAGGCGGTGGTCAGCCAACTTTAAGCACTGCCTCAGGTTATGTAGACATTTTGGTGTTTTCTACTTTTGACGGTGGAACTAATTGGTATGGCTTCACTGCGGGTCTGGATATGAGATAAATGTTTGGCGCAAGAAAATTAATGTCAGCAGCTGGTGGTTCCCCTAGTAGTGGCAGTGTGTCTTATCCTAATGCGGGATCTTATACGTTCACTGTTCCAGCGGGCGTATTATTTCTGACTTCTGTGCAAGGCGCAGATGGCTCTGATGGGGGGTCTGGCCCAAATGCAGGGTGGTATAGAAAATCAGGCACTCTTTCATCTGTTTTAGCACGAAGAACTGGCACGGTATCTATTGCGAACGCTCTTGCCAGCCAATCTGGCACAATTCCAACTTCTGGGTATTCATCTTCAATAGTTGGCAACGCTAGTAATATAGAGGTTTCAAATGATGGTGGTTCTAGCTGGGGTACGTCAACTGGTCAAACTTATTTAAGCCTTGCTGGAAGCACTACGCAATCAGATACGTCTTTGGGAACTTCTTTGACCTATGAGGCTATTAAGTCTGATGCGAATTCTCTT